TTAACCTTCCCGTTTGATCCCCTCTTCTTTTTCCCATATTTTTTGTTTGAGTTTTCTCACTTTCAGCTTTTCTAAAATAGTAGCAGTTGACTGGGTTGCCGTTACAAAAATGTTCATATCAAAATCCAAGACTTCCGCTTGTTGTCCAGCTTTCTCCATTTCAACACATCTTTTCTCAGAAGGAGCGGAAAGATAGGGGCAGCGCATATTAAATTTCCAGCATTGTTGGTGTTTCACTGAGTCTTAATCTTTTGAAGAGCTTCTTATTGTTGGCAGTCAAGCACGGTGACCTTCTCTATCCGGGCTACATACGGAATGGAGCCTATCTCCTCTAAGATTTCCCTCTCTATGTCGGCGTCGGTTTTACCTTTATAGGCTTCTGGGTCTTCAACAAGCATGGCTGTTATGAAAACCATTTTCTTCATGGCCTGTTCACGTGAATATTGCCTTCTTGACATTATGTTCCACCTTAATCTGAGGATGAGGTAAGGTTATGTTTTCAGTGTTCTTAATATAACGTTTGCTTACTTTTGCTTACGAATACAGATAAGTGCTAAACAAAGTTTGACTCATACGCCATTAGGGTTAACATGGTAAAAGTGAAACTAACCGTCAGCATTCTACCCGACATCGTCAGATGGATCGACGAACAAGTCGAGAAGGGTCGCTTTGCGGATAGAAGCCATGCCGTGCAATACTCTATACTCAAAGTTAAAGAACTCATAGAAAAGGGTGAAATCAAATTTTAGAAAGGTTGCTTCGGTTCTTTCCCTTGAGTTTTCTCGTTTATCGCCTTCCTATAATAGTAGCAATAGAGTGGGTTGCCGTTACAGAAATGCTCAAAATCAAAGTCCGAGATTTCAGCTGGTTTTCCGGCTTTAATCATTTCGTCGCATCGTCTCTTTTTGCTGGAGGAAAGATAGGGACACAGCATATTTTACTCATCTATGGGTCGTATTCAGATTCAGAATATAAAAATGCTTTATGAACTCGAGATTCTGATTTCTGTTGCGGCTTCTAATCGTACTCTGGGCTTTTCCAGAATAGGTAGACTTTTGTTTGCAGTAAGAAGCCGCAGACTTTGATTAAGTGTGCAATCTTCTCAAGACTTGCCTTCTCTACTTCTTTTGCATAAGCCTGCTTTCTTCCGAATGGAAGGGAACTGAAGTATTTCATAAGTCGCAAGTGACTATTTTTAACAAGGGCTTCTCTTATTGTAGCAACTTCTTTTCTGGTTAAGCTTTGCAGCTTGTTTAAAACGTATTTTTCGCTTCCCAGAAGTTGAATGTTAAAGCCAAGGTCTTGGAGAGTCTCTGCGATCTTCAAGGCTTCTTTGGGTGGTGGCTGCTCTGTTATTCTCTGCATTCCCGCATGTTCTGCGAAGGGATTATATTTCGCCATGACAGCGGGCATTTCCACGTAAGGCGTTCCTGCCCTAGCCAATGTTTCCCACACAAGCCTAACGCCCAAGCCTATTGTTCGGTATTTCGGATGCACAACGACACGGCTGATTAGACTCAGCCTCTCGTTCAACTCTTTCATACTCATTTTTGGAAGGACAAGCCTACGCCCAAAACACGAAGGCGCCGGGTAACAATAAACGATTACTCCACACAATTCTTGATCACGTTTAAGCGAGAAGATTTTGCGAGGACCAGCTACCTTATGACTTCTATAATGGAAGCCAGCGAGCTTACGCCAATCTTCAAAGCTGCCTTCTAGGACCTGCATTTCCTTGATTAGGCTGCATTCTTTGGCTGGCTCATTTGGGTAATAATTTACCGTTATTTCCTTGCCAAAGCGCTTATGAATGTGTATTGATGGGCTGAGATCCTCAAAAAGGTCCCCATGGGTTGTTGCTGCCAAAACAGCCTTTCCTTGCCGTCTAGCCAACTTCTGAAGGTTGTAAGCCACGATTTTGGCTGTGTCCCGGTCCAAGGTTGCTGCAAACTCGTCCATAACCCAGAATTGAGCGTTGCTCTCCATCATCTTGGCGATTTTGTAACGATATTTTTGTCCATCGCTTAGCTGTTCATACGAGCGCAAAAAGAGAAATGCGTCGTTTAAGCCGACTTTACTGAGAATCTCTAAGCTTTCATCAAGGGTTTTGCCAACGGTTTCAATGAGAGGTTTGCCAGAGTCTGGTGAAATATTGGCGATGTTGATGCAGCTTAACCCTAGATCTTGTTTGATGTCTTTTTCGAGAACCTTAAGCAGGACAGACTTGCCTGACCCGGAGTCGCCCGTAATATACACGATGTCCGTGGGTCCTATTTTCAACTCCACATTATCGTAAACCACGAATTTTTCCCATTGGTCAAGCCCCAACCCGAAGCCTTCGGCAACAGCCACCACACGATCTGTCGGCTCAGGCGCAGCTGTTTCGTAGGCTATGTCAATTATGAATTTGCCTTCTCGCTTGTCGTATCTGCGAGCGTATTTCGTGATGCGGAAGAACTCTCGGCGCCTCATCTTATTGGAATCACCTCAAGGAAGGGTTCTGGGGTCAATTCTACGGTTGCGTATAGAGCGAGGCATGTACTCCAGAAGACGTCATCGTGAGTTCCTTGAGGATGATTAAAGGCGATGGTGCCATCTTTGCGAAGTTCAAACCTTTCAACATTTAACTCAGTTACAAACTCGCTTTTGTATGGACGTTCCCAGGTGAAATAAGGAAACCAAAACTGATTGTTAACCATGCGTTGTTTTAGGAGTGTAGCCATCTCCTGTTTCCGTGGTAAAGTGAAGTGCACGCCCTCTACATTGTCTATGCCACTGTTTTTCATGTCTTCGACGACATATTGTTGATTTGTAAAGTCAACTCGAACCTTGCAGAAGCCTCCCCACCGATCCTGAAGGGTCTTGACATAGCCAATGACAGAGGCGTAGCTAGTGCCTAACTCGAAAATTTTGAGGTGCCGGAGAAAGAATTTGCCTTTGATCTCTTCGATTACTACGAGAACACTATAATCTTGTAGACGACCTAAATCCAAGCCAGCGAACAAGTTGGCGCCCTTGTGCACACTCTCAAAATTCCAGAGCTCCAGCTCTTCCCCCAGTGTCTTCTCTGTAGCGATACACTTTGTTATTAATGACTGGCTTAACCAAGTGGTTTCATCCTCAGCCCATTCAGCCTCCATCTCTCGTTTCCAACGCCAAGGGTCCTCTGCAAACTGCTTACGGATTTTCTCAAGGGTTCCCTTGTCCAGTGGTCCATTTGGCTCCATGCTTTCTCGCCAAGTAACATGACTACGAGCAAAATCACTGAACTCATCACTATGGAAAATCTTGTAGAAAACGGAGTCCGTGTTCCAGGGTGTGCTACTGATTAGAACTTTGCCTTTTGTTGTAGAGATAGTAAAAAGTATGGCGGTGTACATGTCAATGTCGTTCGGTGTGAAGTTGGCTTCATCCCAATAAATCACGTGAAGAGTAGGCCCCCGAATAGTGTCAGGGTTGTTTGGAAAAGCCTCGATAATGCTACCATTAAAGAAATAGAGCACTGTACGTTGTGGTTTGGGACAGATATCGTTTGGAAGCTTGCGGAGGAAAAAGCGTATCCGCCGAATAATCAATTTGCTTTGGCGCCAGCCCGGAGCCACAATGCCGATGTAGGAGTTAGGATGAGTTAAGGCGTAATTGAGCAGGAGAGCTGCTGCAATCCAACTTTTCCCCGATTGGCGACTCCATCGCATAGCCACAAACTGATTTTCAACAAACCTCTTAGTGAGGTCCTCTTGATACTTTGTAGGCTTAAACCCGACGACTTGCTCAAAAAATGTGATGGGGTCGGAGCTTAGCCTCATGCGCCTTTGTTCAGCCTGAAGCCAAATCTCACTTAACCGAGACTCCAAGATACCTAGGGCATGCTCTCGGTGGTCAGGTCGATATGTTTTGGGCTTTCTGTAACTCCATAATTTTCTTATCCATCTCCAAAAGACGCGCCTCAATCTCACTCCACCTCTCAAACTTCTCCAAAACAGAATCATAGGCTTGAACGGCGTCGACAAGAATGCGGAGGCGCTGCAACTCTAACTTGTCGAGGTTGGGTTTACGAAGAGCCTCAAGCGTACCTGCTAAAAGCTTCAAAGCCTCTTCGTGAGTTAACAAACCCCTGCTTTGAGCCACAGTTGTGGTGGTGTGCAATTTTTTGTCCACAACCACAACTCCCATTCTCTGAAGTTTCATCTCAATGGCTCTGGGTTTACGCCCCAGCTCCCCTGCCAAAACCCGATAATCGGTTATGCCTTTTCTCCATAACTCTAGTAGTTTGGCTTCCTCTTCCCGGCTCCAATAATATTTACCCATGTAGTTCGTAACTCCTAAGCTTTTTGTCCGAAGAAAGCGCCTAGAATTGTGCCTATGACAAGGGTGATGGCTGCGAAGATTTCACTGCTGAAGCTACGAACTACAATGATGTATGTGGTTTCTAAGGCTGTGAGGCAGATCAAAGAGGCTATTGCGAAATAGATGCCGAGGAGAAGGGATTGGCTTGGCGGGATCTCAACTTTCCCTCTTCTGCGGGTTAACGCCTTCTTAATCAAGTTTCGCATTGTGTGTTCTCCATTGAACCTTCTTCTTCCTTTCGCCGCGGCGTGTTCCCGCAACGAAAGACTGAAGCAGCTTCTGAGCCTCTTTATCGTCCACTTCGTTCGGTGAAATGACAAAGACGTTTACGGTCCAGGTTAGAGGAATAGCGGTAAAGTCGATGTCATGTAACCCGTCATTCGTCAAGCGAAAGTTGTTCTGAGCCAAAATAATGTGCTTGTTCTTTTCGCCAAAAACCCCGAGGAAGATTCCCCAGCTTTTGACGGGAACGTCTATTGGTCCTCCCATGGCGGTTTTGGCTGTGCTGGCGTCAAACCATTCCACACGAAGGAGGTTGCCTGGACGCAAAGCCTTGATCTCGTTCAAAACTTCCTTCAAAAAATCACCTTTTCCCTTTCATTCCCGCTAGTTTTGTTTTTATTTCGGCGTACTTTTCCTTTGTTACCTCAGCACTTATGGTTACCATTAACCTTCCCATTTGTTCACCCCCCCTTACGCTGTTATGTTGTCCGCCAAAACCGTGCCAGTGCCCAAGTTGTTTATCGCCCCGGTCGTGTTTCCTAAACAGATGTTTCCGTGAACCAGGGTTTTGTCAGAGGCAGCGTCAGAAACGTTTATTCCGTAACCACCATTTCCTAGGCATCTGTTGTTGGCTACGATGTTGTTGTCAGAGTTGAGTAAGCGGATTCCATCATTAGTGTAGCCTTGAAAAACACAGTTAGAAAGGACGCAGTCGATGGCGGCGTTTAGGTAGAAACCGTGTTGATTCCCAGTGTTTCCAACAATTCCCTCAACCGAATTTCGACTTCCATTCAATGAACCTGCATATCCTCCGCCTTGGAAACGTCCTCCGCTCGCAACGTTATCGTTTCCGCTAAACAGAAAGCCGTAAGTCCCGGCAGAGATTCCAATGACAGCGGATAAAACGTTCCGGTCACCGTAGAAGTTCCAGCCATAAGTGCCAGCGTCTTTGGCGATACAGAGGAAAATAACACAGTCGTAGGCATAATAAAACTGGTAGGCACCAACATAACAGTTTTGACTGAGGCAACCGGACAACAAGAGCCTGTTGACGTATGCGGCTCTCACACCATAACTTCTGGCATTGTATATGTGAACGTCTTGGATTGCGAAGTCGTCTAAGTATGTGGATGCACCACCATAAAGGTGGATGCCATGATATGTGCCCACTCCTTGATTTACTCTATTCCCATCTATAACTAGGTTTTTGATTGTCACTTTGCTAAGTGCAGTTGCTCCGTTACCTATCACCAAGACGTGACAGTTTGCATTGTTAATGAGGAACAGTTTGGTTCCTAGCCCTTGTCCTTCGATGGTAACTCCCGACTTTACACAGTCGATCGGCGTTGAAATATTGAATGTTCCCTCCATCAAAATGACTCGTCCGCCAGAAGCAGGTAAAGCATTGATCGCAGCCTCTATCTCAACCTCATCCGCAGTTCCATCGCAGACGTAATCAGCGTTCGTAGTATCCAAAGAATCTGAAGCCACAACAATTTTAGTCGCAGAACGCCTGTAGGTTCCTCCACCAGTTGGGTCTTTATTCTTCCACTTAGAAGTAGCAGACTCGTAAGTTAAGACTTGATTATTTGCGGGTGAAGCAATTTCCACATCAGGATGTGTTACATCTAAGTTATGGTTTTGACTATGGTGTTGGTCTGCGGTAATGTTAGTTAATTCGCTGTGTGCTTTTGTGGAATGGCTTGCCAACGTGTGCGCCTGAGGATGGTGCTGATCTGAAGTAACATTCGTTAGACTGGCATGAGATTTTTCGGCTAAGTCTGCGAGGTTGTGATTGTGCGTTGCTAAAGCCATGTCTGGATCATGCCATTCGTTTCCATGTTGGGTCATACCGCCTCCGCCTCCTCCACCACCGCCCCCTGCAGATCCAGCCACCCCAGTGAGGCCTGCTTTAGTACGCATGAGTTTCTCAACGGTTACTGTCGTAGCCCTTAAACCGTACAGATAATCAGCAAGTAGGGGCTTCTCCTTTCCAAGTTCCAAGGTTATCTCTAGTGTTTGTTCGCTTGCGATAACCCGATACTCAACGCTTATGATACGGAAGTCTGAGTCGATATTCTCATTTGGTAATGTGACATGTATTTTGTCTCCTGGCAACAGGCGATTCGTGCCATAATCCAAGCATGTACTTCGCACAGTCAGAAATTCTGCAGGATCACTCAAGTGATCTAACAAGGCTTTTGCCCGAAGGTCACATTCATTGTCACTGTGAAGTTCCTCGTCCACTTCGACAAGTTCTCTTAAACCATAATTGGTTTGGCTGCCTGAGTTCTCCCGAGTGGCTTCCCATCGTTTTCTGTTGAAGAATAGGTTGTCAATCCAAAAACTGCCGGTTCCGGTGCCTGAAAAATTAACGTACCAAAGAATCTTCTTGACGCTTGCCCAGTTGAAGGGTTGTGAGTTGAAAACGCTGTGGGTCCATTCGTCAGTGTGCTTTTTCCCTACGTTCAATCCTTGTAGGTGCCACTTTTCATTTGGTGAAATTCCAATTTCCCTTCGAACTTTCATGCCTGCAGAATCTTCGAGTTCAACTCCAACATTTCCGTTGAAGGCAGATTGCTCCGCTATTTGAAATGTCAGGCTTGGATACTTGTTACAGTCAACTTCCATACCAGAAGGAAACGTGAGAATAGCGCATCCGTAATAGTCGGGTGTACTCGTAGTATGCTTAATGCTGCAGGTCCCCATGATTTTCTTTGTGTTATCTAATGAGACGTTTCCAGTTCCTGTTCCGCTGGTCCAGTCGTTGATCGTGTCATTGTTGATGTCTAGAGTCTCAGTCCAAGCATCCTTGTCAGATGGATTAGCCTTCTCTGCAGCACCATAAACCGTAATCTTGTTTCGGATGCGGTGGATATCCTTGGAGTAGCGACTGACCTCGATCTTCTCTGAGAGACTTACGGGCGAAGTTTTGCTGTTCTTTGGAAAAAAGGCGAATTTGCCATCCCATTCAACCCTGAAATCGAAGCCAATCACACCAGCCTTATCGGAGCTTTCTGCAATATATTTAAGAATGTCAAAGACTGGCGTATTTTCATATTCCAGAAGCGTATATGTTGTATCTGTGTCTTCGACAAGCTCTGTGGTATCTCGGACATGGCTTAGGCCAACAAAATTATCTAGCAGATCCTTGACAATTGCTTCGCCTTTCTGATTCTCATAAGTTTTCGTCACTACTTTGCGAAATAGTTTCTCTCCCCAGCAGCGCCCGCCAACTCGAATATAATTTTCAACTGGCGTAGACTCAGGCTCGATCTCTTCAACCCTTAATGTAAGAATGAGGGGACAGTTGGTGCCTCTACCGATGCTTATGGTTCCGTTATCGCCCACATTAATGGGATAAGTCCCGCCTGGACTATACTTCTTGTCGAAGTTTTGGAGTAGACACTCAAAGCTGGAAACCTCTTTAGTGCAGCCAAGATGAACCCTTAATTCGAGAATATCGCCTTGAGGAGGTGTGACGGAACCGAAAACAACCGCCACAACAGGCAGTTCTAAGCTCAACCCTCAATTCCTCGCCTACGAAGTTCCTCTTCCTCTCCAGCTCTTCGGATACTACGAGCATGCCCTGGCGTTTCTGATGCTGTAGCGTTAAACTCTCGCATTGATGTTGTTGCAGCCATAGTCGACATGCTAAGCGCTGCCATAGCTGCTACGGCTACAATAATCGCGCCTACTCCCATGGTTAATAGAACGATTTTTGCAGCAAGACTTGCGTTGTGTGCCCACTGAACAGCCGTATCAATCGCAGTTTTTATCGTTGAAATCGTTTGGGCACTAGCCAAGTAACTGAAAGTTCTGATCAGCGTGCCAGCCAAAGCTAGGAAACTTCCGATGCCTGCGATGGCGTCAGCTTGCTGTTTTGACAAAATTCCGAATTGCTCACCTACCCTAGCGATTGCGAAGGCTGAAGCACCGAAAGAAGCGAACTCACGCCCTACATGCCGAATCTCTGTACTCATTTTAACGCTACTAGTTGATATCTTTTCAAACTCTGCAGTAGCGTGATCTCTCGCCACAACATCAATAGCAACTTCGTGAAAACTCAACCCTCAGCCTCCCGTATGGCTTGGTCAATTGCCTCATACACGCGACGAACAAGACTTGGCATGCAATATTCGAGTGCCCTTGCTAAGAAACGCCTCGGAAAAATGAAACGTGTCCCAAACTCAACGAAGGCAGCATAAGGAGCAGTAGCGCCAACTTTCAAAATCCACTCTTCCACTCTAGCGAAAATAGTTGACTCAAGATAGCCTGTCCGCCTAGGCGCAAAGGATTGAACCGTATTTTTCAACACTTCACCCTGCTCAACAAGCGTATCATGCACCTGACTCTTCATAGTAGAGCTTAACATCTCCATTTTGCGGCGCAAATCATCTAAGCCTTCAACATGAATTTCTAATTCAACGGACACGTCTTGCCTCCCTCTTCGCCTTCTCCACTTCCTCCTCGGCTTGGCGATCTATTTCATTCAAGATCACGATGAACTCTTCAATGGTTTTGGCTGGCTGCTTTTCGAGCTGCGTCGGGGTCCAACCGAACTCTTTGCACAGTCGGAAGTCAATGAGTTTAGAATTGGGTTTTCCACGTCGGATTGCTCTGATAAAAAACGAGTCTCTTCAGTTGTGACACTACAGAGTAGATTTGCGGTCTTACTGAATAATTCGCCTAATTCTATGGGAACTCCATTTTCTTCAGAGAGTAACCTTTCTAATGTGATTGGCTTATTTTCTGGTTGTTCTTTGAGGCTTGCCCAGATGGTTTCTGCTTGAATAGCTACAAAGTCGCTGCTGATAACTTGCCCTGATATCGGATGGTACTTCGTATACTTCTGAATGATCCGCGATCGCTTAGCCCAAGAGATCTCCTGAAAGACGTAGTGACCAGCGTACTCTTTGCCGAACCGCTCATCAAGGTCGATTTCTTTTGTTTGCATTCTCAATTATCTCCTCCATAGTTGCTATCCGATTTTTCACCGCAGTATTGACATCGTCAAGTAAGATGTCCTGCATCCACTGAGGCATCTTCAAAATCCGATTGCCAATTTCTTTCCATACTCTCATCCACTTTCTCCGCAACACGGCTGCTCGTCCAAAATTGAAAGGCTCAACCTCTGCAGCCAATGTTATCCGCTCCCAATGATCACGATTGTGAAACTGAAATCCGCAATGCCTGAAATCGCTGAATCCACCCGGAGGGTGAGGGTCACAGGAACCGAGCCGCCAACAGGAATCAATTCTCCCCTGTAATTCCAAGAAAGACTGATGAAAGACGAAGCATTCGCAGGCTGCCAACCCTCAGTCGACATCGCCAAGCTAAGCGGAACATTGCTTTCATTCTTGATATATGCACTGAAATTCTTTGTCTCCCCAGCCTCAACCACACCCCAATCTATTTCTGTCACTAAGAGTGTGAAGTTTGCATCTTTGTAGACGCCGACACCAACAACTTTCAAGGTTGCAACGTTTCGAATACGCTGGCTCCACTGCATCATAGCAAAAGCCCCGAGTGACGCAGCGACCAAGCCAATAGATAATACTAGAATGGAGATGAAAAACTTCCTTTGAACAGAATATGACATTTTCAATCACCTTAGCTTATTGCTACTGTTCTTGCAACGAAAGGCGCCTTCAAAGCGACGAGGTCCTCGATGCTTGTGGGTGTGCTCACTTTTTCCCACTTGCAATTACTGAAGACAGCTTTGTTTGAGCCTCCAAGCCCAAATTCTAAGGTGAACTCGGTGTCGTTGATTACATCGTCAAACTCTTCCTTGCTCTCAAATTCAAATGTCACTTCGCCTGAAAGGTTTCGATGGCGATGTGGCAAAAATTTGAGAATATTCCCACTGGTTGTTCTAATCACAGGGACCCGTTTCAGATTATTGTCGATGGTCCATTTCCAATCAGTTACGCGTTCCAGAGTATTTGCGCCTTTCTTGATGTAACTTTCATAGAAAGGCACCGCGTATGGATGGTCGCCGTAAGTTGCGCCGATTTTTGCAGTTCCAACCGTTAGGTTTTGACCCAATAATTCAGCGTCCGCTTTTACGATATCTTCAATGGAGCATCCCACGGTTAAACGATTGAACTTGCACCCTTTGTGAAGCAGAGAAACGATTCCGCTTGCTTTCTCGTAATAAACCTCAATGCTCAGGCTTTTGTCTAACTCAACTTTCGCCCATTGAATAAAGCCTATAGGAACATCACTCGGCAAAGCAAAAGCAACCTTAACAGCGACTTCTCTCAGACCTTTCTTGAGCGCCTGCAAATCAACTGATCCAATGCCACGCACTTTGATGAGCCCAGGATCTATGGCGGGTTCAACATTGTCCACAGGCCAATTCCAAGCATATTTGGACTTGCCGGTGTTTCGCCGTAGTTGGTTTCTTCGACGTAGTAGAATTTTGCTTCATGCGCACCATATACGCTCATGTTTTTTCTTTTCCTCCTTTTTAGAATGGTATTGTTTCAAACAACCATGATTTGACGGAAAATTCGGTGTGCCAGAGAAACGGTTTAACGCGCACCTCATCTTGATCTTGAGAAGAGACAATGTCGCAGTATGTGATTCCATAAACCGTTATGATAGAGTCGGCACAATCCGAGTAAATTACGGCTGGCGTGGAGCCATCGCTTGGATTTGTGGTTCGTGCAAGTAAGTAGATGTAACCGTTTAAGTCAATGTAATTGGTCAGATCAGAAGTTAATGTAATAGATATCCATTCATCAGCCCCACCTGTGCCGGTCTGGGCGTTTTGCCAAGCAGAAGCCGTAAAATTCCAGATCTTAATTGTGACACCGTTGCCACCGGGAGCAGTGCCATAGCCTTCAAACCTCAAAATAATCTTACTAACTACATCCTTTTTAGAGCCGATTTTAAAACGGAACAAGATCATGCTGTATTTGCCATTCTCAGACTGTGAAAAACTATAGCGATCATCATCACTTTGCCAAATCTTAACGTACTCCGGAGCCGTTAGTTCGGTCCAACCGGCGTCTCCAGGAGCCAATTCAGTCGCAGACTTGCCATGGTAAGCCTTGTGAGTGCCAGTTGGAGGACCAACACCGAGAAAATTGTAAAGGGTTTCATTTGGCTTGGTCCGATTTTCTCGGATTATGCGGAGGATCTCCTCTCTGAGTTTCTCACGCATATCCCGGCCGACTATGGTAGGCGTCTCCTTGTCGATCACCCAAATGTTAACCTGCAGAAGGCCCACACGGAGGCGGTCTTTCCCAGTTATGCTGAGCTTTTTATCATCACTACTAGTCAAGCCCACTGTGACTTGTCCTTCATAGTTCTTGAGAAGTTCACGGTCATACCATTCTTTCCCGACATGAATGCTAGCCAGTGATCCATCATCTTTAATAAGCCACATCTTTGTCTTGATCAAGCGAACAAGAGTTGTAACAGCGTCCTCAACTGCCATTAGCCAAGAAGCCTCCTACCAACAGACCTGAAATACAGCGGTTCACCCTGGAATCGGAACAAGTCAACCTGCGCAACCTCGTAATCGACGCCATGACGCCTTATCTTGTCGTGATGCCTTACTGGAAGAAACGTGTAAACCATCAAGAAATCTGTGACCATGTACCCGGGCTCGATTATGATCTCATCTTGTCGCACATTACGAATTACGCCCTTGATGGGGATCGGATCATAGTAGCTAATTGGCTCCCCAGCCTGAACAATCATTAGCAGATCGAGATTCTCACCATACTGGTTCAGAATCTTAGTGAAGGACGTTAAGGCAGGAGCATAATTTAGAAGCATGTGACCGAGCCATGAGACCGTAACGGTTGATTGCTGATTGGCGATCGGGCTAAAATCCGTGAATTTAACACCCCAAAAAAGAAAGTCATCCGAGTGCTTCTCGACGATTTGATGGCTCAGAGCTAGAGAAGGCTTGTCAAAGGCATTACGAATTGCCCACAAAATCCCAGATGTTACACCATCATAATATTCGCAAGCTGCTTTTCTGGTTACCACATCAATGTAGCCACTCCAACAAATGTATGGGTTGTATCCAGGATACTCAACCGTTGCGCCTATCGTGTTGATGAACTCGTAAACTTTCTCAACTGTTGTGCTTCTGCCCTCATAATCGTATAAGCCGAGCAGTGCATAGCTGAAGGGATCATCATAAATCTGCGTTTCACCTAAACCTGTTCGATGCCATTTATCGTCTGCTGGGTCGTAGTAAAGCCAATACTCTTCAAAGCCTTCCCTTAAGAACTCCACTAACTTAGCCATCATCGATTCATACTGGCTCTTGTTATCTGGATCATAGCTACACAACAGCTTAAGACCGATAAGACCATACAGACATTCAATATCCATTTGCAGAAGCCAAGCATCATTAATCGTCACTGCACGTGCAAATCCACCGTAAGTCTGCTTGTCCTGCATAGTCTTGAGGAAGGTTCCGCCAGCTAGCTTGGCAGCATCAAGGTATCCCGTGGTATTCGTTAAGGCGTAAGCATGCAGCAGTCCAGGAATCACTCGACAAGCGTCAACGGCGTAATAGTAGTCGCTTACTTCGGCGCTCTTGAATCCACCATAAGCCTTCTTCGCCGGATCTGTGCACTGCTGAGTGAGAATGAAGTCGGCAAGCGAGACAATCTTGTTATGGATGTTAGTTTTCTCACTCTCAAACCGGGAATCATTATAACATTCATAAAGAAAATCAATTGCGAAAGCTGCGACTAAAACTCCACGTCCCCACGTGGGATCGTGCTGACCCTGACTTGGAAGCCAATAAAAATAAGGAGCATGCGTCATCACGAAATCGTAATAGTCTTCTAAGGCGCCGATGGTTTAGACCCTCCCAACATACGGTTGACGCAGCTTCTCAATCAGACTGAGAACACGTTGCTGCAAAAATGCCGGCGAGGGAGTTTCAACTCCACCCGTGACCTCTCTTACGCTTAGATCTCCTAGAGTGAAGCTTGTGCCAGATGCGGATCCACCAGTTAGATAGGTGAGACAGTAGAGGGCGGCAAGGTCGGTTATGCAAGAGGCTTCGGCTTGTGTGCAACTGTTGTAATCAATGGTGAGACCAGTCTCTAGCATAACTTCAGCACAAGCATCTTCAATAAATTGAGTGACAATGGAATCGGCGATATCTGAGGCTGAAAGATTAACGCGGTTACGAACACGATCAGGGTTTACAGTTACCAAAAGAGTTCTAGCTCCAAAAGAAAAGGAGGAAAGAAGCCAAATTTAAGGAATCTTGGCGAAAAAAACCACGTTAGAAGAACCGTGTCGAAAAACCGTCGCGTAGCATCCTTATGGTGTTTTGTATGTTGAAGTTTATGTAATATCCCCTAGTCTGGAAGGAGTTGTAGCGTGATTTCTCCCAGACTACCATGAAACCCTAGTCAGGATATTGTTCAAACTCTTGGTTCAGTGATGGCACCAAAAGGGGTTAGGTTTAAACATCGGTTTAAATACTCGGAATTTGTACATAGAGCTAAACTTGAAAAGCGTGCACGGGTTTCATCTAATAGTTGAGTGTGTCTGTTGCGAAACAGCTATTTATTTTAATCTCTCAAATAGAATAACAGATGATTGACTTCACGGTGTAGTCAATGGTACATGTACGGAAAGGAGCAACTCAGATAAGATTTGAGATTCTGGAGTTCTTGTTTTTTAGTGACAAGCCTCAACCACGTACATATGTTTGGCGAAAGGCAACGAATCTTTCTTATGACGATTTTCTGAAACATTTGGCCTACCTTGGAGACAAGAAACTTGTGAAGGAAAACGAAGACGGGTATTACTCGTTGACCGCAGAAGGGAGGAGAATATACGTTGAGTTGCGTAAATCACTACCATCAATCTTGTAG